ATTATATATAAAATATAATTGATGGAAGATTCCTTAATACTTAGCGAGTTTCTAGAACAAATAAACTATTGTCTATCTTTAAAGTTTAAAGAAAAATGGAGATATAGATTTAGTACACACTTCATAGAGGTGTTTCAGGAAAAAGTACTTAAGTCTTTAAGTACACAAAGACCCCTAAAGAAGTCTACCTTAGTAACTGCCTACACAAAAAATTATAAATATAATATAACAGAGGTACAAGAATTCTTCAGCCTCATCCATATAGAGGATTACTACCCGTTAGTATATGAAGACAAGAAGTATATGGAGATGAAGCGAACCGCTTTCTCTAGCATTTAGGTCCTCAGGGAGAACCTAGCTTACTCTTGTCCACTTTTTTCTTAGAAGCCTTCCTAGCCTTTACCGCATTCTCAAACACGACCAAGTGTTGAGGGTTAAACTTAGGACACATGTCCTTATAACCACACCAGTCACAGAACTGGTTTACTTGGGGGAAAAAGTCATTCTTTTTTTTCTTCCTAATCTCCCAAATCTTCTGTGTCAGCTTCTTCAAGTACATTAGTACATGAGGCTCAGAAAATTTAAGGTGTACCAACTTGTCCAGATGCGGATAGTAATGAGAGAGAGTTATCGACGCAATTGGTACTGTATACAATTTCGACACTGCATATGCGTAGAGTAACATTTGAGGGTCTTTTATGAGGTCCCTCTTCGTGGAAGGTCTTTTGCTTGTTTTGTAATCTATTACAAGGTAATTCCCGTCTTTGCTTTTAACAATACGGTCAATGATGCCGTTCAAGGCATACCCCTGTTGCAATTCGATAGCAAAAAATTGCTCTGTAGCTATGTGCTCACAGGCGGAAAGAGAATTATTGAATCTAAAAAAGTTTTCCACACATTTTTCTATCTTCGCTTCCCTTTCTTTGTCAAATTTATAGTTGGGACGAAGGACTTCGGCTATATCCATGAGCTCGTCTGTCGAAGTGCTCGCAAATCCGTCCTCGAATATCTTGTGTATGTAAGAACCGAACTGCAAAGCGTCCGTATTCATCGACTTTTCTGGTAAATAGTCAATATATTTGAATTTATACTTCAATTTACACTCGTCGTAGACTTTAATCTTACTAGGTGAGACCTTATTGATGAACATGAATATACCTCCAGCTATTATTAAAGACTATTTGCTCCAGAAATTTCCAGAATATTCGGAATCTGGGCGAGAATTCCGAGCAAATTCTATCTTTACAAGTGACAATAAACAAAAGCTTTATATTAATTTAGATACTGGGCTTTGGACCGACTTCAAATCAGGAGAAAAAGGCAACTTCTGTCAACTCATCTCTCATATTGAAAATGTTCCGTACTCAGCGGCTAGAACCCACATCCGAAAATTGGCATTTTCCTCTGGAGCTAACCTCTTCGATGTATCTACCCTCAATGTAGACAATAAAGCAATTGAACAAGAGAGAACAATCAAAAAAGATGCCGAAGAGTGGATGGAAGTCCATCCCTTACATGACATTGCCTCTCCCAGCTACCTGAAAAGAGTTGCATCTAAGTTCGCCATTAACCGTAAACTGTCCGCATTTAAATTTTATGTGGGAAGAACCGGTAGGTATTTCCAGAGAATTATTATTCCCTACGAACACAAAGGGTCTCCCTTCTACTTTCAAGCCAGGACACTCGTAAACCGAGAACCTAAATATCTCAACCCCAGTAGAAATCTATACGGAATAAAAACCTCCGAGATACTTTATCCCTACGACAAAACCATGGATTACGTGATGGTTACGGAAGGTCCCTTGGACGCGATGTCTCTCCGCTCAGCTGGCTATAACGCTACGTGCACACAGGGCTGTAAGATGTCTACAGTGCAGGCTAGAGAGCTCAAAGATAAGAAGGTCATCATTGCCTACGACAACGACGAAAGTGGGCGAGAGGGCTTCTCTGAAGCTAAGAAGAGACTTCTGGGTCAACGCAACGAAAACATTTACAGCCTCGCTCCACCCGAGGCGTATAATGACTGGAATGATTTCCTAGTTGACGTAAATAATGACACTTTTTCCGGTTACGTTACGGGAAATATAAACCGAGCTAACTGGGAGCTAGAGGTTAGCGAACTATTAGCTTAAATTTAGGGCTGTAAATCTTTTCTTCTACTAGGTCGAACCTTACGCTAATCTCGTATACCCCTCGGCTTCCTCCTAAAATATCATCCTCATACTTGGGCTGTATAGAAGCGGTATCCCAGATGTAAGAAATGGTCCCTTGCGGGTCCAAATCAACGCCGTCTTTGGTGTCTCCGAAGTCGTGAATCATCACTCTCGTGGTCAGCTGTGGACTCTCATTAAGCTTAACAATTCTCATTTCTGGGTTTTGCAATAAAGCGCCTGTTTCAAGTAGATTTCTTAAATTTTGTTTTATGGGCTCATTATCCACCACCAACTCTGTCTTTACTTGTAATCTCTTCTTACTCCCTACTTCCACATACCTTTGAATAAGTTTATTATTCGTTGTGACCTGAAGAGGCTCTGTAGTGGCAAATACATTAGCTGGATTTAACGAAAAGGTATTAACATAAATCTGGGCTTTAGAGCCAGCCACATCGACAACAGTCCAGATGTCTATATATCCCCCTGTAGACGAAGCGGTGCTGTTATACATCGTAGCCCAAGCGTTATCCGCAGCACTTGTAGCGAAATACGCCCCTGAAGGTTGAAGAATTACCGCAAAATGACCCGTATCTACCTTGAAAATACTGCTGGCTGAATACCTTAAGTCCCCAGCATATGTCGTAGGCGCGGGACATGCACTTACATTCGCATCAAATCCATCCCTGACCCCAGAGTCATTCCGTGAATAATTGTGCCACATGAAGCTCTGGTTAGTGGCGCTTACCAAACCATAATTATCTGGCGTAGCTCCCGGGTTCAAATTAATGTATGGGTCTGCCGAGCCAAATGCTGTATTGGGGAAGACAGTTACGGAACAAACTTGGTAGGGGTTTGTCCTAGCCCCAGCTTTAACAAAATAGAAGTCTAGTTTAGCAGGGACGATAGGTGAGGGGCGGTTTCCCCTCTCAATTACAGTAGTTCCGTTGAATGTGGTCATCTCTTATTTATTTAGGCTACTTAAAGACTCTTTCTCTCTTTGATTTTCCTCAATTAATAATTGCATAAATTCATGCCTCTCTTCACCTGTCATGAGAAGAACATCGTGATAACTGAATTTACCGTGTTTAACTAACGTGTAAGCCTCTTGCGCTAGACCCGATGTTCGGATGTCTAGCTCACTGAAAAAAAAGATTCAGTAAAGGGTATTAAGCTTTCAGTTAGCTCGCCACAATTCGCACACTCAAAGGACATGGTTTTATTCATTCCATAACGGTCTTCCACGAGCGAATTTCGGAATTTAGCTAAATCTCTAACAGTAGTTTTCTCGAAGAAGGACTTTATAACTTTTTTGTCACTGTATTCTCCTATAGATAATACAAATCTCCACAAATTGTCGGTGAGATTTTCCATATCCGAGAAATATTCCTCATCCTTACATCTAGGGGTTATGAATCTAACTTCTTGTTTAGAGTCTGGCAAAGTTACATGGAGAGGTTCTTCGTATTCATCGTCTGCATACTTCACAGGGACCTTAGAAATCTCTATTACTAGGGAGTTTTTACTCTCACAACCTTCACACGCGCCCTGTATGGTGTATTCATCACCGTAAGATATTTCTCTCAACTTGAACAAGATGTAATTCTTGTCTTCCAAGGTCATTGCGTCGTACTCCAATCCTTTCACACAGTCTTTAACCAAGCTGTTGATTACGCTGGTTCCCTGTGCAGCTCTTTTTATGCTACGCAATTTCCTCTCTTCGTTAAAAGTAAACGGCTTAATAAAAATAGATTCTTCACAATCCACATATGCCTTCCCTCGGGAAGGGAGTTTTATAGGTCTCCAGTCGGTGTCTAAATCTATGTGCTGAAGCAACGAATCTACTGCATCGGAAAGCTTACTGTCTACCGCATCTTTCACAACCGGCTCCGTATCTGGGTGAGACACCTTCGCCGCCCGTTTTTGGGTAGTAGATGAGCTTTCTGGAACATCTACACCACTTTCGGGGTCTGCACCCGCGGTTTCCATATGTTCTCTAGCGAGTTCAATAAGAGTTTTTTCTTCTTTTGGTTCTGACATAATTTTGTAAGTAATAAAACTAGCAATACTATAATAGTATAATGCTAAAAATTATTATAAATAATAATTCATCTATTTTACAGACGGATAATAAAAAGCTATTAACCACTTTAAAACAGAAATATAGCGCAAAAGTTCCGGGTTATAACTATTCTGCCGCCTACAAGAGGCGCGGATGGAATGGAGAAAAGTATTTCTTCTCTTCCAAAACAGGGAAGTTTGGAACTGGTCTTGTGTCTCACATTGAGGCTGACCTTGAATATTTAGGGGTAAAGTACGAAATAGAAGATTTTCGGGAAACTCTACACAACGACGATATCTCGTTGCCTGGTATAGACTTACGCGACTACCAAGAATCTCTCATCATGAGCGCGTTAAGCGAGAAGGGGTGTATTGTAAAATCTCCCACAGGCTCAGGAAAAACCCTAGTTCTAGGAGGTATCCTAAAATCTTTACAGGACCGGACGGGTCTTGTTTTCTTTACTAAAAAGCAGTTGCTTAAGCAGACTTACGACGAATTGAAATCGTGGGGTCTGGATGTAGGGCTAGCCTTTGGAGATGGCGTGATTCTCAAACCAATTACCTTGTGCACTGTGCAGTCAATCGATAAAGTATTGGATACTCATTTAAAGCAATCGGAATTTATAATATTTGATGAAGTTCATGAATTCTCCAAAGGAAAAGTAGCCACCAAAGTTATAAAGTCTTTCCCTAACGCAGCTTACAGAATAGGAATGACTGCCACAATACCCAAAGACCCGATGAGCCGACTCAATCTAATTTCCAGCCTCGGTAAAGTGATTGAAGTAGTGGATGCCAAAGGACTTATAGACGAGGGATTTCTCACAGAACCCCTCATCCAGATTATTCCCGTACAAGATACGGGTACAGTGGAAGATACCGAGCTCTCCTACAGAGAGGTTTATGAGAAATTTGTTACGGAGAATGACCTTCGAAACAATATGATTGTAGAATTAGCAAAAAAGATTCAACAAAAACCTTCCAAAACGCTTATAATAGTTAAAGACCTTAAACATGCCGAGATTCTACATAATGCCATCCCTAACTCCTTTAAATTGGAGGGGAAAGATGACTTGGGAACTCGTAAGAAGACGATTGACGCCTTCAAAGACGACAGGTATTCCGTGTTGATAGGTACGACCATTATGCAAACAGGTATAGACATTCCAGAAATCAGCCATCTCGTAAACGCGAGGGGATTGAAGTCGGAAATTGCCACTCTTCAAGCC